ATCGCTCATCTCTAAATCTGGTATGTGATTTTTTTGGAGATAATCAAACAACTCCTGCTCGCTCATTAGTAAGCGTTGTATAATGTCTCAAGCTCCTGCAACCTACCACGAAGGCAAGAGCCGCAGTTAGTTGGCTTTACCGAATCCTTAAAGACTCGGTTGTAGATTCTATTGACTTCCGTCTGCTCAATGGCGGTCACGGTGTTCCTGCCGCGCATCTTGCCCACAAACTCGTATTCTTCTTTGGTCAAGCATTCAGGCTTTCGGTAACGGAATAGCTTGTTTAGTTTCTCTTTACGAGCATCGCAGCCGCAGTCAACGCCAGTTGCTTCGCTGAACCAATCTACCGCAGCCTTGATGCCTGTGGCAGTTGTGATTTGCTCAATGGTATCACCCAAGCCGCTTGGCTTCTTTGTACGCTTCGTAGGTGTCTTGGCAGTCTTCTTGGATTCGCTCTCTTGCATTTTTTAGTGTGTTGAAAATTGATCGTGCTGAAATCTTGGTTTCATCCGCTAACGTGCGAATGGACATATCGGTGTTGTGGTACAAGGCAAATATCTTTTTGTCGTACCAATGCCAGTCAGTTTGGGTTGACCATACCCTGTCGTAAAGTTGGATGAGTTGCACCTCTGCATCTTCGTTGGCCTCCTCGTAGATGAACTCCTCAAGAATGTCCACGTCTACGAACTCGAATCTTGCTCTCTGGCGCATCAGGGTGGCGTACATATTTCGCAGCGTAACGTACACAAAGAAGGTGTTGACCTCCGTTTCGTTGTACATTATTTTCTCGGCATCATCAACATACTTGTACAATCTGACGTACATCTCCTGCACAAGCTCTTGAGCAAGGTCATCACTCGCTCCAAAGCTCTTGCACATACGAATCCAATCCGTCTGCCGCTTTGCTAATACTGCGAGGAGTCCCAAGTGATTTCTACAATTACAACAAACAGAGCAAATTGCACCGTGTGCATCACAATATCTTCTTCAAGGTAGTCGGTCTTTGACCAGTTAGCCCCTACGATAAGCCCATAGATTGGGTAAAGTCCTACGTTAAAATTCATCAAATGTGCGTTTAAGAGTTAAGTATAGTTCTTTATACTTAGATAACTCCGCTACCACCTCATTGAGTTTATTTAGTTCCTGCTCCAACGCTTCAAAGTCGGGCTTATCAATGCAGGCCATCGGGTTCTCCTCAAGAACGCAGCAGGCTACCTTGTAGTAGTGCTGATAGTCCCCGTAGATAAGGCGGTCTTTGTGCATCCTTACGGCATACGCCACCGAGCTATGGTCTTTCTCAATGGCCTCTCCGAGTTCGTGGAGCGTGGCGTGGTTTCGGAATGCTGATACGAATGCTGCTCTTGCGGTGGATTCTTTATGCGCTCGGCTTCCGTTGTCAGAAAAGCCCAATCGGGCGAAGTATTGTTCTTTAGATACTTTTAGTTGACGTAGTTCAAATGGTCTCATTAGCATTTGCAGCGTTTCGCTCTGCCCTCGTTGTAATTGGTTATTATTTTAGTTATCGGCATAGTGAAGTGCTTGTGATCTTTTAGTCTTTTGAACTTCATCTCACTCGCCCATTCCACTAAATTGTCATCTTTGTCTTGTACGATAGTGTAGTCAACCACGAGGTAGTCCACCCCATCTACTGCAAAGCATTCGTACTTTTGAAAGGGGGAGAGTATCTGCTTCATAGATTGTCCTCTATTATCCCTTGCAGCCGTTGTATCTCGTAGTGCATCTGCTCGCTATCAACTCGCAGCTTGGCGTTTGCCAAGTACATCTCATTCATTTTGCCCTCTGTGAACTGGCGATAGTCAATAAACTGCTGAAGTAGTAGGTCTGCGTAGTGGCAGCTCATAACGTGGTGCAGGATGTCATCTTGTACTTCCCTGCCTTTTGCTTTGTCTGCTGCTTGCTTTGCCAACCACATCGCAGTACCCGCAAGCATCAACTGCTTCTCCCGAATGTAGAGGTCGTGGCTATCGTCAGAAGGGTACATCAGTCGCAGGCGTTTCATCTAATTTTATTGGCAGCAAGTTACGCCCGTTTATCACAAAGCCAACATTACCTAAAACGCTCTGCAAAACAAGCGGAGTTTCAAGGGGCGTTATGCGCCCGCCCGATTCCATCTCCTTGACCTTCCTAACGTGAATGTGCGTGTATATCCAATCGGTTTCGTGGGCTGCAAAGCGGTGAATTACGATTACGCAGTCCGACCGATTGCCCCACTTGCCCCCTCCTTCAATGTCTGATGTGTTAGGAGGCATCGCCATACCCTCGTACTTGTGGCCTTTGTAGAATGTCTTGCGCATCGCTTCGGTAACTGGGTGCGCATTGACTATTGTGGTGACGTTATTCTGATGTGCAAATACCCGAAGGGCAGATGCTACCTCGTAGTGGTATTCGTGCATCCCTGTCTTGCCTAATTTCTTTTGGTCTGTTGATAGGGAGTTGTAGGGGTCTATCAAAGCACCTGTGTAGTTCCATTCATTCTTGACGGAGTTCATAATCTCAAGAAGTTCAAAGGCGGTAAATAGCCTGTTGCCGTCTATGAATTGGAAGTACTCGTTGATGAAGTCCAACTTGCGGTACATCATCCCCTCATCAATCCCTTGAATCGGTTTGCATACCAAGAACTCTATCAGCTTGCGCTTGAGGCTTGGCACTTCGTTCTCGGCCGAATAGATTAACCACTTCTTGCCAAAGTTGTACGACTGCAAAAGCATCAGATAAAGCAGCGTGTGGGTCTTGCCTACGTTAGCGTGACCGACCACTACGACAAACTCCCCATCTTTGAGTCGCAGGTACTGATCTACTTCATAAACACCGAGCTTGCCAGTATCGTAGTACTTGCCCTTTAAGGCTCTCTGGAGGTATGGTAACGAAGATTCGTTAGAAAGTAGGTCGGGATGTATCATTGATTCTGATTGGTTCACAAATATAGGAAAATAATTGACATAAAAAAACCCCTCCGTAGAGGGGCTTCACACAACGACCTAATATAAAACCAATCAGAAAGGGTCGTTGCGATTTGCGAAATGCTCGGTGTGTGATGCAGGAGCAGCACTCTGCCCTGTCATCCAAGCGTTAAAGGTCTCTGCGTTGGCAAGGATGGTGTTGACATCGTGTTGTGCAGCACAAGCGTACTCAACCGCAGACTTCAAAGCAACCTGTCGGATGATTGAAAGTGAGCGTTCATCGTTATTTTTAGGCGCAGATGGTGCGGACTGGGTGTAGCCTCCACCACCAAAAGCATTGGCACGTTGGATTTTAACGGTACCCTTTTCATTCTTGGTGTACTCCACGTCTTCGCCTACGGCATAGGGTGGGGTTTGTGATTTAGCAAAGGCAGTTCCGAAATCGCCATTGTCAAAGCGAACCTCAAGCTTGAATAAATCTTGCCATTGGCCTGTGGGGGTGATTGAAATAATTTTAGGCATAATAGATTGGTTTTAGATAAATAGAATTGATTGCTGCTCTAAAACATCAATACGAGCTTGAAGCTCTTGTATCTTGTTTTGTAGTGCTTGGATTTGTGCTTGTTGCACTTGCACCATCTCGGTGTAAACGTCTGAACTGAAAGATAAAGTCATAACTGATTGGTTTTAAGTTATGCAAATATACAACTTATTCTGATACCAACAAACCTGTGAAGGTTATTTCTGCCGTGTCCTTCCCAATACTTTGATCGTGAACCAACTTTAAGGAATGCACATACTTGCGGCTATCATCCTTCACACCACCCCAAGTCTTAAATGTGTCAAGGGCAAACTTCACCGCCATTATTGCATTGTCAATATCGTAGCGGTAGTTCACCTTGCAATGGATGTGTACGTCTTTTATCTCTTGCAGGTCGTACTTCTCAAGCTGCGACATCACCTCCTTTGATACCAACTCCTTTGCCTTCACACGGGCAGTCCAATGCTTTGATGCATAGAAGGCGTTGAGGCTTGGAACCTTGCCTACGACAATCTTGTATGTCAATTATCGGGGATAAGGTATCCGCATTGGATGGCGAAGTGCAGGTCTATCTTGGCAATCTCACCCAGTAGCTCTTGTTCTTTGTATTTCGCCTGTTGGCGAGCGTTGTATGTGGCTTCGCAGTTAGACATCAGCGTAGCGCACTCCTCAAGGATGAAGTCTATCTTTCTCCGTTTGGCAGGGTTAGTATAGTACTGCATACTTGACATTGATTCCTTCGCTTGTTGCGCTAACTGTTCGTTGCTCATCTTGTCTTTCTAATTCAAATTGTAGGTGAGCGATAGCCTTTCGGATGTCATCGCAGATAGGGTTGTGAGGTTTCTTGCCTGCTCTCATTAGGTAGGTGAGGGCAGTTCCAAGATTGTAATTATCTGGTTGGAAGTCCATCACCACATCCTTCGCCTCTATCTTCAATGTCTTGCCGATGTAGTACTTTGGTGTCATTGGTCAAAGGTACATCGTCCCAGTAAATAAAAATATGGTCATTCATAGAATTATTTATTAACAAAAGTTGCGTATGTCAATTTTATTTTGTTTTTTTTACAAGTTAACTTAATTAGTTACTTAACTTAATCAACTTTCAAGTTGATATTAGTTAGTAGTTAGTCAACTCTTAACTTTACCAAACAACTTAAAGAAAAAGAAACTTAACAAAGAAAAAGAAAGAAGTTGCGTTCTAACGCATCCAAATACCTCAAGGCATACACTTATACCATTTTAGTATTTAAGTGCAGCAGAAGCCAAATAAACCTACTCTACGAGCTTATCTATCCACTTCTTGATGAAGTACGCAGCGACAAGGATAAGCCCAAGCATAACTGCTGCACCTTCAAAAGTCCATCCCCTCTGCTTCTTCTCCTTCGTTAGAATCTTGGTTTGTGTTACTCGGATGGTATCGGGCAAGCAGGTTGCCTCAACGTACACCTTTCGGTCTATGTACTGGAGCTGAAGCCTTACCTTGTCTTGGTAGATGGTCGTGTCCTTGTAGAGTTCCAGAGTGTCGGTTAGGTACTTTGTCTTGGTGACAATTACCGTGTCCCTTACAACTACACTCTGCAGGACTGGTTTCACAGTAGCGCAACTGCTAACTACCGCAAGAGTCGCAGTCAGCAGGATTGTCCATATTGCAAGTCGGTTGGGGTTTAGTTTCAAGGGAGTCAAGCCATTCATCAAAAGAGGAGGTATTTAGTTTTGCCATTATGCTTTACTGCTTTTAGGATTTGTTTTCGGTTCTTGCTACTTGAGTAACTAACGTGAACCCACGATGGCGCAGTATCAGAGCCAAATTCCCAAATGAGTTGGTCAAAGTCTAAATTGTCCTTTATCCAATGGAACAACACTTCGTTGCCACCATCAAACTTTAGGTCGGCTGCTTGGGCTTGAACGTGCTGCGAGGTCTTTGCTCCCCCTACTTTGCTATTCACCGCAGGGCTGCGGTATGCACTGGTTACTTTCACCGCACCTAATGCGTCTCTCGTGGGTTGTAAGACGTTTTCTGCAAGCGCACGGAGGTTTCCCTCAAGATGCTTGGGTAAGGCGTTAGGAAGCCCTGTTTTTGTAGCAGTCAGTTCTGCGAGGGTGAAGTTCTTGGTCACGTTTTCAATATCAAAAGTTGTCTGTTTTACACATTATGCCCATTTGAGTTTGCACTTTGCATTTTTTGCATAGTGCTTGAGTTTTGTGCAAAATTCATTCAGTTTAGTAATGTGCCTTTAATTGCACAATTTGTAGTCATAATGTACATTAAAACTTACATTAACAGGTAAAGCGCCACTCAATGCACGATAAAGGGTTCGCCAAATTCCGTAGTATAACTCGGACAATCTCCGAACTGTGACAAAAAACATAGCAGATTTGTTACGAGCGACCCTGTGATTTGTAAGGCTTGGAGTAGTTCTTACTCGCCTTATTGCTGCTTGCACTCTTGGAATGCTTGCCTCGCTTCTTGCTTTTGCTGATATGCCTACTTACCGCCTGCTGCTTTGCCATCTTGAGGGTCTTTGAAAAACATAAGTGCGAAAGCTCCGACCATAAAAGTCGATACCTCCGTTAAAGTCGCACGGCCTCCCCAAACGAGTACGAAGCATAGTGCTATAATAAGAAGCCCCAAGATGGTGGTCTTAGGGTTCTTGAAGATACGCTCAATTAGCATCGCTCTTTAGTTTGAGATAGTCCCTTCGCCACTTCCAAAGAGTGTACGCAAGTGAGGTTATCAGAACCAAAAGACCTAACGCTTGATGGGCGTAGCTTACTAAAAGTCCTGCTCCCGTTAAAGACCAAGACGTGATTACGCTATCAGCACTCTCCTTTGTCATCGTTACTCAATTACTGGAGGAACTGGAGGCTGGCAGTATGGTGCATCGGGATTAGCTACGCAGTACTCTGACTCGTATGCTGATTCCCATCCTGCGAAGATATGAACTCCGCAAGGCGAAGGCCATACGACATAAGCAGCAAACGAAGTTGTCATTGGTTCGGCAGTCCACAAAATGTCAACTGCGTACTTTGGTGACGTTACCTCACAGACTTGGTTGCCTTCGGCATCCGTTCCCCATTGGGTGCAAAGATGCCCGAGTTCCACTACGGCAGTAACCAGTTCGGGGTTCCAATAGGTGTATGTTTCGCCTTCGGGGTCGGTACCCGTCAACTCAATCTTTGCTTTAGCCGTTGCCCATTGGGTAGGCGTGAACTCGTATTTAAGTGGTTTCATCGTTTGTTGAATTATGCGGTTAGTTCGGCAAGTTGGGCGTTGGTTAGACGGGTCTTGAATAGTAGGGCTTGGTTTATAGGCGTTCCTACTGGGAAACTATCGTTGAAAAACGAACCTAAATTGAATTTGCTCATAGCTCCTACGCTTCCGCTTGTGTCGGTAAAAATGCTAACTCCATTTAAGTAAATACCGAAGTCGTTTGCTTTGTAGTAAACTGCTATTTTATTAGTTCCAGCCACAAGATTTATACCGCCACTTTTAATTGCTTGTACTGAACTTGATGCAATAAATTCAATGACTGGGCCTTCAAAATTGTAGTAAATTAAATTAGCAGACGTTCCATCACTTAAAGTAAATGCAATGTTTGCAGCATCTACCCCTGCGTTCTTTTGAAACTCTAAAAAGATAGTTCCTTCGGTTTGCCCAATCAAAGCCGTAGCCGAAGTTTTAATAGCAGTTTCCGCAACCCTTGTAACGCTCGCTCCCAATGTGGGGATGTACGAGGTGGCGTAGGCTCCGAGTTCAACTTGAACTCCCCATAGTTGGATGGTTGCGGTTGCGTTCATCGGCTCGTTTAATCCTCTACGGATTGCCATCTCAAACACGTTACTTGTTCCAGTTAATGCTTTGGTTAAAGTAAAACGCTGCCATTGATTGGTAATAGTAAACTTATCATAATTTGAACCATCAATACGGACTTGAATTTGAGCAGTTCCGCTTGCGGTTTTAGCATAGAATGAACCCGTATAAGTTGCAGTCGTTCCACCAAAGGTTTGGAACATTGCAGAAATATCGCTTGAAGTAGTTCCTGCGCCAACATCAAAAACGATTGTATCAGCGTTTTGATATCCATCGGGGCTAATTGCGTTGTTAGCAGTTACAACTGGAACAAGACCTGTTCCGCTTTGGGTTTTGCCCCATCCTGCATTATCAAACTGCTCTGAATAAGTAGCTACGTTTGTCCGCTGCGGCTCCAGCAACAAGCGAGGGCAAGTAGACCCCAAATAATCCAAACGGGGTAAACCGCTAACGGGGCCAACTGATACCGCTGCGGTGGTGGTGGCGATGTAGTCGGTTGCTACTCCCGTTTCTACTTGCGCTCCGTAAACAAAGAAACCGCTTACTCCGTCACCCAAAAAGGCACCGCCAAAATCGGCATTACGAATAGAAAAGTTACAAATAGCAGCGCCAGCCGAAGCCGTAAAAGTCACCG